GCACTTGGTGAATGTTGTATTACGATAGGCATTATTTGTTTCCTTTTTCGATATTTTCAATTCTATCGGAAAGTTCTTTTACCGCATTAACAATCAAGCCAACGACGGCATCATACTTGACGTATTTGATTCCTTCTTTTTCAATTACCGCTTCTGGCAGAACCTTCTCAATATCCTGTGCCATGATACCACCATTACGATTTTCTGGTGAATCGGAAACGTAATTGTACGTATAGCCATTGAGCGTTTTGACCCTACCCAAAGCAGAGTCAATGGATTTTATGTTTCGCTTCATTCTGCGATCAGACAATAATGTGGTAGCCAATGTAGTACCAGATGAAACTGTTGGTGCTATCCAACTATTATCAGTTGACGTTGTCTTGGTCTGTGGTGTCCACAGTGTCGCCAAACCACTAAGAGAATCAGCAAATGACGACGATGCCGCTGTGGTGTCCATGTATGGACGGGATACGGATTGCATCCAAGCCAATTTCGTATTCTGATCATTCACGGCTTGAGTGTTGTTGTTTTGGCTTTGAGTATACCAATCATTCAACGAATTCTGATTCAGATTATTTGTATCTGTAATCTGATTTCCATATGCCAGAGTGTTGTTTGCGATATTGTTGTTCAACAACGTATCCAATGCACTCTGTTGCGTGGTACGAGTTGAATTAACCGCATTCAATCCGGTGTTCGCCCAACTTGTATCGGCAGATATTTGATCACCAAGCAGACCGGATAGGGTACTTGATTTCTGTGTCCGCAATGACTCCTCAAGTGCGGCAAGATCGGAATTGGTATCACGGGTAATCCCGGCATTCATGGTGGGCATGATCGTTGTACCACTAAGCCCACTGGAAATCATGTTCTGAGTATTGGATGCCTGGGTCTCTTTCCACGCCTGTTTGATATCAGCCTTCTCGGAATCACCCATGCCCTCGAGTAAAGACATTACTTGATTAGTTCTATCCGAATATGACGCATTTGATTTCTCTCTTTCCGCTGCATATTCACTTTGCATTTGGCTGATGATATCGTCGTATCTGGAAGTGGTGTCCGATGTGGCATTTGAATAGTCATTCGCCGTATTTGTGAAATAATTGCTATACAGATCGGAAAGTTCAGATTTGTTTGTATCGTATTTTGCCGTCAATTCATCAAGTAATTTTTGCCCGGCCTCTGCATTGGTTGCCGTATTCAGATCTATTACGGCCCTGCCTTCCTGATTTGTTCTTTCATTTTCGGCAAGAGTCTCATCATTCCACTGATCGACATCCCAGGCATTGTAACCGCTGACTCCTACACTCGCAAGTCCTGCTAAAGTTGATGCAATATCTTCCCAACCCATATTATTGTCCTTTCTCTAATTTGTTGTTACAGTCCAGCCCGCCGAAATCAAAGCCGTTTTCGCTGCCAGTCCATCACCTGTGGGGGCGGCATTTGTGCCGTTGGAAAGATCGACTACACAAACTGGCGTATTTTGTTTTCGTTGTCGCTGGTTAACCAAAAGATCGCTCAATATAGTATTAACAAATGTTTCCGAAAATATGTTGGCAGACAAATCTAGTTTTGTCAACAATATCAAATTTGCAAATGTGCCAGAAAAATAAGTGTCAAGGTTATTGGTATTCAACGAGACTTCACTTATATTCAGACATCGTGAAATATCCGGCACTCCCCAAGATAAATCGCTGTTATTCGCCACTAATTTTGTAATACCGCTAGTGCCGTCTTTTGTATGAAAAACAAGATTGCATATTCCTGTTGGTTGATTAACGATTATAAATGAATTATTTTGACCATTACCTATGACACGATAAGGCTCGACCACTCGCCATAACAGTTTTCCAGTTTTTGTAAAGACTATCGAAACATTGCTATTCCCCTCCGCATTTCCACATCGAAAACAGAACATATCGAATGTTTGGGATTCCAATTGTTCAATAATAGTCTTGAGTGATTGAAATGCCTGTCTTACCTCTGTCGTGCTTTCAGTATTTGGAACACGGAATTCAGTCATCGCAATCTCCCTTTAGCCGATCCTGTCATCATCATTTCTTCAACGGCCCATGTTTTATCTGCTTCTCCTGTAAGTTTAATAAACAGACTGTCACCTCTGGCACGAGGTCTGGAATTCAAATTCCTTCCCTCTGTCCATACTCCAGTAGCAAATGAATCGGCATCAATGGCCTCAGATACCGTCTTACCGACATATACGTCCCATGTAACATCCCCGCTACCGGTTCCGAGAGTTCCCATTAATTCAGCCAACATTCCTTCGTTGTATCCGTTGCCCAACCGTATCGGTCCAATGTTAACGTAATTAGTAATAGTGTCACCATCGTCGGTCGTCATGTTTCTGTCAAATTGTCGGATATACCCATCCCGGCAACCTAATATCGAATTCTCTTCTGACGCTACGTATGATGTCCTGTTGAAAACGATCGTAGGTTCATGATCCTGTTGTAATGACATTGGCCAGAATGATTGTGTTTGCCAATCAAGCCAATAATGCGTTGTTGTCGCCAATCCCTTGGATGTGATAAAAATATTCAATCCGCTATTAAACATATCGTATGACATCGAAATATCATAGTAATCCGATTCTATATTTTTGAATGCTTCCGGCAAACTTTCAGACAACAGTTTCAGTACAACACCATCGTCAGACGAATAACTAAGTGAATACAATCCGTCTTTAGATAGAAACAAAACTTCCGAATTTGGACCGTAACACCATGATGTAGAAGAAAAAATATTTGCTGTGTAGCTTACGTTGTTAATCGATCCACCATTTGCAATATCCCCATACATCATCCATATTGACGAATGACATCCGAACACCAAATAATCTGTGCTAAATGGAATTATCGCAGTAATCTTATCTCCTATTGCCCCTGAGTCAGTGTCCTGCCCGGCCACCGCCCTGCTTACATCCGACTGAGAGTAATCCCAGTCAAGCGGGTCCCCAACTCTGCTCATGTACCATAGATGAGGAGCTTCCGGATCACCGGCCAGTACGATACGACTGCGATATCGTGAGATGATAGAACAATTCTGAGGGATAGCACCAGTGGTGGCTATCCAGAATGAAATATTATCCAACGTCGGATCGTAATATTTTGGGCATACAAATATCTTGTAATCGCAGGTTCCGTCAACAGCCGTACCAGGAGAAATCAATGTAATCGATCCAGCGGCTACAGTTGCGATAGCATAGGTTCCAAATGTTGTCCCCGATCCACCGATATTCGATAAATAAATCGCGTGAAGTCCGGTATCTATACCCAACGCAGTCCAATCAGTAACGCCAGAGGCATCCAAAACAGTTCCCGAAGAGGATAGAACCCCGTCGGTTCCCTCAACAACTGTTTCAGCGTAATCGGCGATATAAAGTTTCTGATTGTACTCTGTTGATTGAATTACTTTATCGTCGGTAAATTTGACAACAGATGAAACGGCATCCATTACGCCCACTGTTTTATCAACGTAAAGCGATCCATTTGCCAACGCAACACAATATCGTTTTAAATTACTCATCCAAGTCTACCGTCCATCCTACATCACGTAACATCAGTACAAAATCGTTACCAGTTTCCGTTGTGGGATATGCATTTCCTCTTAAATTTACAGTCGCTAACGGAATCCGGTGTCCGCTGCTTTCTGTTCTGTGAAATGCATTATACCATACAATCTGAAGAATCGAATCGACCGCAGCAGCATTAAACGAATTATTAGAAAAATCAAATGATGTGATCTTTGCTGCGTATTCAAAATTTGAATTATATGTAAACGATGTCAAAGAATTATTGGATATATTCAATGTCTCTAAATTTTGAAAAGGTGTATATCCTGATAATCCAAAGTAACCCAGAAGAAATTCACCCTTCAAATGACAGTACGCCATATCCAAGGTTTCCAATGTCGGTTTTGCATAAAACGACAACTTAGTCATTGTATTGTTGGAAGCAATATAATATCGAAGTTTTAACGATTGTAAAGACGTTTGCGGAATTATCGTTCCTTCCCCAGTTAATGAAGCATTGCAATTCCACAATTCCACAGTCGTCAAACCTACCGGAGTTGTCCAATTAACATTACGAACTGCCGAATCAGATGCGTCATCGATGTAATAAAGTTCAGTCAACGCTGGTGGAAGCGTACCCCAAGTAAACCCAGTATTACCTGATAGATTCAATATTTTCAGTTTTGTCAAATCACTCAAATCAGAAGTCGAACCGGTTAGTGAATTGCCGGAAAGATCGAGTGTTTCAAGATTCAAAAATGGAGACATGTCGGGGAGTGCTCCATTTAAATAAGAATCTTTTATCGCAATTGACGTTACACCCATAAAGCCATCAAGTGACCTGAAAATCAACTCACGATCCGCTGGAGCAATGGACGGTATTGTTTGTGTAAATGTCAATCCTTCCGGTATGTATGGCCATATCACAGGATCAGTTGTTAACAACAAATTTGCACCAGTTTTATCGAATACCGCATTCAGCTCAAAATCTTCGGCATTATTCATCGACAGTATCCACTCTGAAACCGTAGTACCGGTCGATGTGACGTTCGCCATCATTCGAATAGGATTTCCCGTACCAATCTGTTGTTCGAATGTTTTCTTCAATCCAGGACGCATTCCGCCACGCTGACGGCCTTCAATAGAATCAATCGGTCGTACATTCAAACAATCGGGGGTAGTGTACGGCGGCTGGCTCTGATAGCCATACCGCCGGTTTAATCCACCGAAAGGGAATTGAATTGTAATAGGTTTCTTTGCCATCAGTTATCCTATGCACCGAGTGTACAACCGTCATTCACAACTACACGCCACGCCAGAGCCGCATCGACCTTCATGCCAACCAGTTCGATTGAATCGCCAGCAGCAGCTATGGTGATTGACACGTTTCCAGCTTTATTGATCGCCGAGGCCGCTGTGACCTTACGGGTGCCAGTCCCTACCGCTGTCACGCTGAAACTGATTCGCTGTCCCACAAACGTAGGAATGGCCAGAGTATTCGTCTCGGCTCCAGCTGACCCGATTGTTACCGAGCAATTTCCACTCGCTGTAACCGGGATTGCAACTCCGGTACCAGGATCGGCGATCTGGATAGGAATATTCGGATCAGTAGTGGACTTCCACAACGCTATTTCAGCCAGAGCAGTTTCAATATTAACCCCGGTGATCTTATTGGCAGCATCCTGAATACCGATAAGCGAAGCTCCATTACCAGCAGTTGTAAGTGCAGTATTGGTTTTCCAAAGAGCGATTTCAGCAAGTGCTGTTTCCACATTAATTCCTGTAATTTTTCCCGCCGAATCTTCAACACCAATCTTCGACGCACCATTGCCATTCGTAATGGCAGCAAGTGCGGCCTCCAATGCAGTTTCAAAGCCCTTGAATGAACAGGAATCGTATGTTCCTTGGTTGACACTGAATACATCCTCACCGGTTCCATCGGTGTGGATGAACACGCATCCCGGAGCATAGAATGATGTACCGTCAACCGGAACAGTTGTTCCCCATGCCAGAATGTAACCTACGCCAGGGACGTTCATAATTGCCCCGTCGTTCTCCATGTCCATCCGTTTGAGAGCATCCAATAAATTGTGAATTGCCATTTCCATTGTCCTTTCTATAAATAATTCGTGTTACACTATTTTCTGTTATTTCAACTACTTCTCTGTTTGCATTTGGGATTGGTACGCCGTTTATTTCGGATACCATTTCTTCACCTTCTTTCGAAGATATTTTTCAGCCCCTATGGCCGTCGCTTCGTATTGTGATGCACGCTTCGCAGGATGTCCGAATCCCTCAATCGCAGATGTCACGGCGTGCAAGGCCTTGTCTGATTGCAAATATTTCCAACCAAGGACTCCGATCATTAAAAACATCAGGCCTGCCACTGCACCACCGCCAGCCATTGACACATTTGTCTGATATGTATTTCCGCCTGATTTCGCTTTTTGTTCCGACGTCTGCTCTGGGCTCTGGAATTGCGGTTTTATAACTGGATCGATTGTTACAGGCATTGTGGTTGTGATGTTTGCCGTCACCGGATTATCATTGACGCCAAGTTTGTTTTTTTCTAAACAGCCGTTGCACGCCAGTAACAAAAACACGATGATCGCCAGCAGTCCAATGGAGATTACAATCTCGTCTATCAGTTTGATCTGTTTCGGATTCATTCGATATTTTTCCATTTACTTGACCTCGCGAAAATGGTTATTCTGTCGTCTGCGTTGAAGGTTGCGTTGTCGCCTGAGTTGTCGTATATTTTGCAACTACTGCTTTTCCAATGTATTTTGCAGCTACCGAAAACGGATTACCAAAAGAAGATGAAACAGCCTCGGCAACTTGTGCCATGCACCCGGCAATTTGTCCTATATATTTAACCTGCTCATCTTGAACTTTAGCTATCGCCTCTAGCTTAGCAACGCTGGCCTGCGTGACTTCAGTTACACGTTGTGAAACTTTTACGTTTCCGACATAAATTGCATAATTTTTGTCGGATTTCTGGATATCGATTTTTTCGATAGAACATTCACCGTCGCCGGTCATTTTGATGTAAACGTTACCCCATAAATCCTTTTTGAGAGTGCATCCATGTTGATCAGCCTCTTCCCCTGCGAAATGTTGTGCCGAGCACCCGCTCATCGCAATGATGAGCGGGATAATCCATAATGTTTTCATTAGCTCACCGCCCCGGCAATCGTGGTGAACACGTTAATGAGCTTTGTCCAGTTGTCGGCATCAAGAGCCAACGTCGCAAACGATGTAATCGTCGCCGCGTCACATCCGCCAACCAATACAATACCAGCCACCAATCCAAGTACATTTTTCATTTCAGTTTCCTTTCAAAAAAGATTATTTCTTGTTTCTAAACTTCAGCTCATCTAACACTTTATCGAGTACATCGGTTGATCTATTGATTGCCTCTGTCGATTTCGATAACGCGTCGCTCAATGTCATTCGCACGAACGTTTCAACCTCGTTTAATCTGTCTGATAGTCGTGTTTCACGCCGGTTCGACCAGATAATAAACAGGACAACCAACGCCATCGGCAGGCCATATGTTTTTGCAAATTCCAGAAATTCAGTCATTATTTACCTTTCAAGCCGCTTCTTTGATCTTCCGTGAAAGCCATATTTCCCTCTGTGGTTAAAGTCCGATTTCACTCGTTGAAACTCGTGTTCGATTACGCAAGGCTCTGGCTCCGACGGCTTCTGTCGGGAATGTCGGTTTCCATGCACCGTGGCCTGATGTCCACAATACAGGACTGTTTGTCCTTAACTGCGTATCCAGTCGCGGGTCAACTGTTAAATCTGATGCCTTGATTGAATCAAGATAAAAATGATTCGCAGGATTGGATTTTCCAAAAAACACATTATTCCCGCTGTGAGGATTTGACGAATACTCGTTAGCGTATGCTCGGATAGCATACGACTGGGTGTTATGAAATATATTCTTAGTTATGGTGACATTTGGACTGTCGAGGTTGATATCGCGGTTATTGTTGTAAAAAGTGTTGTTTTGGATTAATCCGCGAACAGGACTGTCAGGTACAGAGATTCCGTATTTGGATGCTGGGCCATTTTTAAAGATGTTTCTTTCGATGCAGACACCTAATGTTGCAGCATCTAGCCCATCGTTTAGGAGAATGCAGTATACAGCCGTCATATTTGTCATATCAATAACCGAGTCGCCAATATATACACATCCGCCGCTTATCTGTATAAATTGACCACTTTTAGAGTTTGCTGTTGCTCCGGCTGTGAGGTACATGTGGATGTTTTTAATAAATAACATCCCGTCAGTTCCTACACTAATATGATTGTTACCAGTAACGTTTTTACAGTTATCGTAGAAGGTTGCACCGTCAATAAACAGCGTGCCGCCACCAACTATAATAGCACCACCCTTGCCGTTATCATGATAACTACCACCAACGAGTTCAATCATATGTGTCGATAGATGTGATGTTACGCCATCTCCTGATGCACCGCCAGACGCTAGTGGGTCGTTGCCATACGATTCGCAGTTGACGAGTTTCAATTTTGCAGCGTTACCTGTCGCCGTATCAAGAATTGAAAACCCGTCATTGTCATTGTTGTAGGCACGGCACGAATTACAGGTTACAACACAACTTGCAGCTAACGCACCTTGCAGTGTTAAGCCGTTCATTGTTTGGGCTTCTGTGAAATCGACGTAATGAAATATCGGTGATGCAGCCAGAGAGGTCGCAAGAACTTCACAGCAATTGTCAACGCCCTGAGTGATAGTCAGCCTATGAGTTAATGTAGGATCTCCGATTGCCGGACTCGCATCAACAACCTGGACTTTATATGTATCTGCACCGTCGATAATAACCTCACCTGTCGGGACAAGGCTGGCCTTCAGAACGAGATTAGCACCGCCTCCGGTTTTAGCAGACAGGTCGTATGTTCCAGCGGCTATTGTATGAGAACCACTACCAGCATTCTCGAATAACTCATCAACTGTTGTTATATTTGCCATCTTTCACCTCTCTCCCGTGAGGGAGCTAATTGGAATTCATGAAGCCGGGGTTAAACGCCCTGAACTTCCAAAATGATAGTCGTTATACCAACACCAATCGTCGGTACGATGATGTCTAACGCGGATGCAGCTTGGAGATCGAAATTAACAACATTGGTTATGTACAACCCACTGCTTCCATTGCCGTCTCTGCGGGCCGTGGCGGTCAAAACAACGTTGTCCTCATTACTTGGTACTTCACCATTGATTAACGCTTCACCAAAGACCACTGGGACAATATTTATAGTTCCACCTGAAACATTGATCTTTGCACGGATACGAATATTTGATACCTCTGATACGTCCACAGGATTTTCAGGTTTCACATCCGTTGCGTTCATGTAGTTTAAGACCACATGAGCACGAGTATCCAATCCAATAGGATTAGCCAGATCAGCAATCGTCATTCGACGATACTCAATCCATTCGCCCTTTAAACTTTTTGGTTCATCACCCCTAACGCTGGTTAATTTAATCTTCATATTTATGCTCCGGTATAATAAACACCGTTAACTGTTACCTGACTTGTTCGATCACATTCACGACATCCACTTGGACCATCCCCGTTGTATCCGTAATTTCGTACACCATTAACAATTTTGTCTTTGTCAATACTGGTCAGCAACCTTTCGTAAAACTTGTTCTTGTGCAACCCTTCGGCGTCGTCGCTATTCTGTTCGGCAATTGCAAGACAGCTTTCCATGATCGTCTCGGCGTGAATCATGCCACCCAGAGGATACGGGGCCGATGTTGTAAGCTTGTTAGGAAGCGAAAAATACGTATAGGATAACGTATAGGCGGAGTCCGGCCTTGGATAAAGAATCATCTCCATTCGTTGACCCGTAGCCCCGCTGGACGTCTTAGGTCGTAAAGCAGCCAGATATGGAACACCGGTGATAGAATAATCCTGTTGACGTAAAGCCCTTATTTTTCCCTCATGAACAATACTTAACGGTGGATATCCGTACATATCCTCAATGGTGATTAAGCTATCGATACCGCCGAAATCATCCGGCATCGTATAATTTCCATCATGAGTTAATTCAAACGTTGTTGCAGTCGTAATGTCCGCTCCAACAACAACCAGATTCGTATCATCAGTTCTTGTGGTCACAGAATATTCAACGTCGTCAATCCACAAAGTCCCATTCGTTGCCGCCCATGTTGGCCATACACCGCCAACCAATGTACAAACCGTAGCGATTACTGTAACCGTACCTGTCACGTAAGATGGAATAGTCGCCAATGTTGTCGTTGGTTTAAGAAACGTCCAAACATACCCATTCGGTATATTCTCGTTTTTCGGTGGATATAAAAATTGTCGATAACCCGATTGAATGATATCATCAATTTCATCAACCTGGTCAACTGTCCATTTGGTCGAATCAACGCCATATCCAAGAAAACGCATCACTGCTTTCTGAAATTCTACAAAACCCATCGATAATGTTGATTCAGCCATATTTCACCTGATTTAAAATAATGGTGCGAGGCGGAGAGTGACCCCGCACCATTTATCAAAACACCCACATCAGTTAAGCGAATGTAGCTCCGACGAATGCCTGCAACTGCCAGACACCACCGGTCAACGCACCGAATGCACCGTTCCATTGGAACGTAGCAAACTCGTGTGCAGCATCCATGCCGAAAGTGGTAATGCTCGTCGAACCGTCTTTCTTCAAACCGCTGGTAACGGTCACGATGTAATCCTTCGTGGTCAACGCACCGAGACATCCGAACGCCTTGTTCTGATTCTCGCGGACACCATCAGCCAACGTGAATGTTGCATCCGCAGCCATCGTGTAGCCGCCAGCCACCAACGTCAAGCCACCAACCATCGCGGCAACAGCTGTACCGGTTTTCGGATTGATAACCTGTTGCAAGCCGGATTCATTGCCATCAAACAGATAGCAAAGGCATGTCGGATTGTCCTGAATGACGTACAACGTCAAATCGGAATCACCCAATGCGGTCGTAGCAATCGTGATCGTGTCGGCACTAGTCGCAGAAGCGATTGTGTATTCGCCAGCCGTTGCCTGCGTCGCACTGGTAGCATCATCGGCACCGGCAAGAACAACTGCCTTCATGCCTTCGGGGTAAACCGTGGCATCAACATATCCGCAGGCAGTACCGATACCAGTCTTGGTAATAGTGCAAACACCTGAAACGGTAGCACAAGTCGCGGAACCGTCAAGAGACTGGAACAACGGACCACTGGCTGCGGCAACCGTCTGTAAGGCAATAGCTGTACCACGCCCAGGAAGGCCTTGGAAGGTAAACCGGCCCGCGTCGCCGCCACTTGCTGAACAGGTCAGCAATGTAGAATTGATGGTTGTCGGTAAACCAATAGCCAATTCACAGAAGCTTCCAGGAATGAAAATTTCGATCCACTGGCCGCCTACCACTGCGTCATAATCCTGAGTGGTTACGCCGGCAAACGCTTGATTGTTCGTCGCATCGGGAAGCTGGGTTGACTTGGTTCTTTTACCCCACGGATCTGAAGCCGTCTGATCCGTCTCCGTAGTAACAAAATCCAAATTGTAGCAAACACCCATACCGCGTTTCAGGGCAACCGATTGTTCGAACCATACCTTCTGTCGATCATCTTTTCCCTGAGATTCATGTTGAACACCATTGTTCATAATACTCATATTGAATTCCTTTAAAATTTACCTTGTTACTGAAAAATCAAAACAACCACTATCGATTAGCTACAAGACAATTAAGCCTTGTAGATAACCGTCTGAGACCGGCGATCCTTGAACATCAGATTCCACGACAGATCGATGTAAACAACATATGTCGTATGCTGTCCGCTGACGATAGCCGGTTCACTCTCATGCATATATTCGCCCTTGAGGAAATACGGGAAGATCCACGACCAATCGAGCAAGTACAGCGGATTTGTCGTATCTTCGTCCAGCTTGGGAACATAAAGCAGTGGAGCCTTTCCGATGGTTACAGAACCGTCCATCTTCGCCAGATCAACGCCGAGATTCTCATTCTGCTTTTCAGCCAGAGTTTCAAGATCATTGATCGTCGTTTCGTTGGCGTAACACCGATACTGCTGGCCCGTTCCCTTACGGTAATCATCAAGATCAATCGGAGACTTGAAATTTGTTTTCCGTCGGGCTGTCCGGAGTTTCTTAACCAAATCTTCCTTGGAAACGTTGGTGTACGTTCCGGTGTAATTCTTCCAATGATCATGGAGTAATCCACCGCAGCCGGCCGGGAATCCAGCCGGAGCACCGCCATTGAAACCA